AAGTATCAGCAAAAGCTAAACGACAAAACTAAACAGCTTAAGCAATTAATTGATGAGCTAAATAGTTTGGTTGATTAAAATGTCATTACAGAGTTTTTATATTTAATAAAGTAGAGCATTTTATTGAATATAAATATTATGCGATAAAAGCGCTAAAATACCGTGTTTGTAAGTGACCTAATTGCCGACAGTTAGTTTGATAAAGTACACTCTTGTATTATTTAACATAATATAAATTATAGGCTATCAATTTAAGGGATATTAGAAAGGCTTGCTAAGTCCAATACTGAATAGTATCGGACTTAAGTGCTTGTTTTTATTGTGATTTTAGAATTGAGCTAGGTATATATTTTTACCTGAATATTTAAGGATTGGCAAATTCTCATTTAGGTAAATGTAATAACCTAACTTCTCTAAGTAATTAGAACTTAGCAGAATTGTCTCAGGTTCTTTAAACTTCTCTTGGCGCTCTTGGGGGTTTTCATCATCACCGCTAAGAATAGTTTTTTGTTTTTCGACCTCTTTACCAGTGACACAATTAATATAGTGCTCAACAGTAACAACACCATTTTTCTTTTTAAGCTCATAACCACCATACTCATAGTCTTGGCAAATCTCATTTAAGGGATGCTCAAATTTTTCTGGTTTATAAGTTAAATCGAGATCCTTTTTAACCGGTAATTTTTTGGTTTGTTTGGTTTCCTTAATTTCTGTCTTAGATTCTGGTTTAAGCTCAGGTTCGTCAGCTTCAATAATGCCAAGGCTGGTTAATAAGGAATAGAACACAAATATAAATAATGGAATAGCCAACAAAAAAATCATAGCTTTGGGTGGAAGTTTAAATTTTGCTGTATGTTCATCAGCAGACCAATAAACACCATAAAAATTTGCATCACGCTTCACCATGGTTGTAGCGCATTTTTCTAAATCACCTGAATAATCAGTGCTGAATTGTTTATCACGTTGATATCTAGTAATAGCCGCCCCGCCCATTGGCCTAAAGTAATGGACATGCATCCCCGTACATTTTTGAATAACATTGTCCAAAAAAGTGTAATGCTGAGTGACCAAATGTATATCCACACCACTATGCCTATGCTTTTGGAATTGAGTGTAATAATAAGGGCGCTTTGCACTATTGGCCATTGGTGGAAAATAGTCTTGGCACTCATCAAAAAGCGCTATTGAACCATTAGGTAAATTAGGCCAGTCGGTAGGGTCATTGGTATGCGTCCAGTGATAATTTAAAAGCTTAATAGATTCAATTGTTGGGTTGTCTGATTCTTCCAAAAATAAATCTAAACCTTTTAAGTTAGCTTTTGGATAACACTTGCGACACCATTTAACAAATAGCTCAATTACAGCTTGTTCATCATAAAGTTTAAATTTAGGCGCTAACCAAGGAACATCCCCTATTTCTATCATTCTATTTTGGGCGTGTACCTCTTTAATGATTTTAGAATAGCGCCCTACTTTATTGGTAGTTTGTATTGATGGATAGTACTGGCCGTAAAAGAAACCTTGAAAACTATTGCAGAAATCCAAGTCCAAAAGGAACGCTTTTATGTTGTTATAGAATTTAGTTTTTTGAGTGACCGATGGGTCATTACAAATTTCCTTTAAGGAATTTAAGGTTTTTCCCGCGCCTGGTACTCCAGTTCTTAAATAAATCATGGCGCAGACCTCACACCTAATTTAGTTACTGAGCCTGCACTGGTTAAACCGCGAATTGTTAAAGCAGCAGCATAAGAGCCTAGCATTATTCCAAAAGCAGTATCAGTTTTTGCATATTTCAAAACAGCAATAATTTCTATCGGTAAGGATGATGCAGTTGTTGCGATATATTGGTAAACATAATCAACTCCGAAAGAACCTAATTCATAGGTAACATATCCGAAACCTAAACCCACTAAAACTTTAGATACTAAGGTTGGAAGCAAAGCGGCTAAGCTTGCAAAAAATGCTTGTATTAAAACTGGCATGTTAAATTGCTCCTGAAATTATTTTAGCACTGTGCATCAAAGCACCTATGACCAACAAGCCTGATATACCCTGAAACAGAAGAATGAAAGCTTCAAAACTTAAACAAATAGATTTCCCATTTGTTAGGACAATACATTTTTCAGAGGGGAGTTCGGCATTGGGTAACCAGTCATCGTATTTATCTGCGTATTCATTTAGATTAACAGTTTCATTTGGAATCTCTGCACCCTCAACAGGAACACATTCGGATGGACTGCCCTCACAATCACCACCTGAACCATCACCATTACCACCACCGCCACCGCCAGAACCACCCGTTTCAATTCCATTTACGGCATCGATTAATTCGTTAAATTTAGAGACAGTAACAGCACTTAAACGCTCATCTTGTTTTGTTTGTAAAAATATTGATGTGTCGATACTGTCCATTGCATTTAGTATTGCTTGTGTATTTTTAGTTTCTGCATCTACTTTTTTGTTATGCAATTTATTGTCATTATCAATTTGTTTATTGGTACTGTTTTCGATTTCAGTTTCTACGTTTTTTAAGTTACAAGCAGCATCACCCTCGGCACAGGTTTCTTTAGGTTTTTCAGGTGTTTCATCTTCTGGTGTTTTTGAATCGTCATTATTGTGCGGGTCTTTTTCAGGTGTTGTGGGGTTTGCATCAGCACAAGAAAGAATAGTTACATCGCCATTAGTAGCTGTGGAGCATTTATCACTATCACTCTCATCAGCTAATTTTTTATTATCGTAAGGTTTATCACCACAAGCCGCGCCCTGACTTGTACCAGTAGCATGTTTATCGCTAGTAATGTTTGATGCAGAAACAGAATAAGCACAACCATCATTGCAATACATACCACCACCAGAAAAAGACGAACCAAGGTTAGGGCTAGTATATAAAGACTCGCCAGAGCCAGCGGGAGGGCATTCTTTTGGAACACATTCAGATGAACCTAAAGCCTTTGAAACTGCTTTACTATGATAACCAGCAGGACAGTCTTTAGGTTTGGGTTTAGCACACATATTATCATTTACTAGAACAGTGTAATCAGGAAAAGAATCTGATGGGCATGAATAAGAAGTTTCTTCTCTAATTTCAGGAGATAAAGAATATTTATTACTAGCATTATCTGATTCATTAGGATAATCGGGACTAGTGTAGTAAAGCCTAATATTAAAAACCATAGTCCAATGCGTAGAACAATTACTTTTATAAAAATTCTTATCACCAGATTGAAACGGTTGAAAATCAATAGAATTACAAGCTTCAAACCATAAGTTTTCACGAGTATCAGAACAAGCTTTAGCTGATAAACTAAAGACAGAAACATAAGTACAAAATTGAGTATCACCCTGTTTAGCTGGTTTTAGATCACTCATATCAGGTTCAGCAGAAACAAAAAAAGCGCTCATAAGCGCCAATATAGATATTAGTATTCGCATGGGAGCGCCTTGTTTTAATCATCGAAAAGTATATAAAGTGCTAAAAGTCCTGAGACAATTAGCACTGTGTCTAATGTGATGTACATTAGCTAAAAGCAGTACCTTTAAGCCATTTCCAACCGATAGCAACAAACGCGGCAGTAAGCATTACGCCACCGATTAAGTTTGCGTTATCTGTGAAAAAAGCCTGAAAGCTAGTTGTTGCAGCAGTAACTTCAGCAGCAGCTTCAGCAGCGGCAGAGCCTGAAACGGTAGCAGCAGCAACTAATAAACCCGCTTTTAATTTTTTAGATACTAATAAATTTTTCATGGTTATATTCCTTATTTAAAAAACCATTTTTCTTAACTTCTTCCACGCATAACACGTAAGAAGAACAACGATGATTGACGGGAGCACTTCATTTTGAAATGTCTCGTAATCGAGCGGAACTGGAAGATGGTTTTCGACAACCTCCAATTCCACAGGACACTGTTTTTCGACAGGTGCAACTGGGCAAATTACGATGTATTCGTAACTGGCCATGTGACTACCCGCCTAAAGATTCTTTGAAGTGACGCTTTAATTCAGGGTCAACAGGTATAAGTTCAACAACTTCATTATCAAAAGTTTCATCATTAAATGAGAACTTAAGTTCATAAGCTTTATCAGCAACGAAAGCTTTGTTGTCTATAAGAACGTGAGCGTAAGACGCATTAATAACAATCGGCTCTTTGCCGAAAGGTGTAGCAGTAGTTTTACCAATTGCCTTGCGATGAAATTTAGGTGAATTAACCGAGTCAAAAGGATATAAAACTTCTAACGTTGCTTTTTCAACATCAGGATTTTTTGACTCAGGAAATTTAGTAATGCCGATACCAGCGATAACAATAGCCATGTTAATGACTCCTTAATTGTTCAGTTAATAGTTGTTTGTAGGTGTTAGGTATGTCCAAAGACTTACCCGTTATATATTTATCAGGGACTAACAAACCTAAAAGCGTTTGAATATCCCCCTCAGTAATTTCAAAAATATCTGATAGCGCTTTACCGCACATACGCCTAACCCATTTCACTCTACTGGCTAAATCGGTAGCGGCCGTTGTTGCTCTTGGAGAACTTGACGTGTGAACACCATCAGAATTAATCATTTGTTGTGAAAAATCACAGATACCCGCAAAGGTAGAATCAGGGTCTAAAAGTGAATCAACAGTCCATTTCTTAAGTTCAACTTCATTGCGATACCAAATAAGGTCAGGTTCTTGAATGCCTTGTTCTAGTTTTTTGTTATAGATGCGCCAATAAACAGGACTAGTACGTTTACCAATAGTGGTCATTTCAACATCATAAACACCATCAACAGTAAATGAATGGCGAGGTGCCATGGTTGGATTAGGGCCACCTTTTTTACGAGCGAAAGCACGTTGAAAGAAATTAGTTTCAGCGTTTTTGCAGTTAAAAACATCGTCATAACAATCGCGAGCAATATCGATACGCGATAGATAACTGATACTTAGAACCTTAGAAAGCCAGTGATGAAGTACAAAAGGTGTTGTATGTGACCAAAGGTGTTTACACCCCTCACCAGAAATTTGAAAATAAACTGTATTGCGTTGACCACCAATACCAACAAAACCGACTTGAGTACCCTCATTAGTAATCAAATTCATTGAATTAGTGTATCCGTGAAAACCTTTATCTCTTGGAGTGGAAAGATCGAACCCAAGAACATGGCGAGAAAATACCTTTAGAGTATCAATATAAAAATCAGCCATACGCTCGTTAACTTTAGATTTCTGTTCTTCTAAAGCAACTAAGAACTCATCTTCTTTTAAACCCTCAGTGTTAAATTCATAATTTATTTCAGGTAGTTTAGGGAATAAAGTTTGAGTATCAGCTGTATGACCAATAACCCCTGCACGCTTACAATGACGTAAGTCAGCAAGGGCAAAGCTAAACGAAAGGTGGTCAATAATTGTTTGGTTATCTTCATGTTTTTTAAAACGCTCAAGACGGTTATTGATTAATTGTGTTGCACGGTCACTATATTGATAATTCATATAACCCCCTGCTCAACTAACTGGCGATAATTAGAATCAGTAATTTCTACCGTTTCACAATCATATTCATGGGCAACCCAACAGCGAAAGCGATACATGTTATCGAAATAATCGTACATGCGAACACCGTCCAAATCGTATGTGACTTGAACGCCTGCCTGTCTGTTATTTTCGAAATATATCTTCATTTCTAAGTTTCTAAATATTTATTTAATGAGCGTAGATTAGTTTCTAAGAATCTAATTGTCAACATTTATAAGTTTATGAGTTTATAATTACTGATAACTTTAGAAACGGGAAAGACAATGCCTACAAAACATATTGATGATGTAACGTGGAGGAAAGTGGAAAAGGAACACGTAAAAGCCGTGATAGCCACTCAAAAATCGCTAAAGGATACTGATATATTAAGAGTACTTATAAACAAAGGTTTAGAAGTAATCACCGAGGACGACTACGAAAAACTTATAAAGAAAAAATAAAAAAAAGCACGGAGCTATAGGTTTAGATAGGAGTTATACCCCGTAATACAATTACGGGGTTTTTTTTGGATTGTTCCCAGCAAAGGCAGTGAGGGTCTCGGAACTCGCCCTTCTCTCTGCCTTTTGCTGCTGGGGAATAGTTAAAGATGGTTTAGGTTTATCAGGGGCGCATGCTGCGCGGGTTTGATTCTTCAAACTTATATGGTTTATGGATGCGGCCGACTGGGTTCAGGCTTTCAAATTAAATTAAGAATGCGGCCTTACATGAAGCAAAGCTTCATAGGTTCTTAAGCTTAACTCTCCAGTGGTACGTAATAATTGCATTAAATTATTACGTAACCTTACTTTTTGTGTGGTCATTGATGAGCCTATAATTGCCATTATGTTACGTGCCCTATCGGGTCGGCCTGTGCTGCGCTATTTTACAGGCCGCAAACACTCAACATAACGCCTCGTACAAATTATAGGTAGTAGTATTTAAGTGCATGTGTGGCGCTCTATTTTAATAACTTCAAGCTCACTAAGTCCAATACTAGACGGTATCGGACATTAAGTGTATTTAAACGACTATTACGGTAATTCATAGTTATCACCTTGAGGTTCCTTAATGCTTAGCTTAATATTAAATCACAAGCCGTAAAAAATGTTGAAGTATTCATATGGAATTTGTACGCCCACTCGAACCAATTTTAATTATTGATGATGTTAAACAAATCCGTGCTGACTTAAGCCAAGTGTTAGCTGGCTTAGGTTTTGATGACATTATTGAGTGTGATAATTTTAATTGTGCTAAACCCTTACTTAGCGAAAAATCACCCAACGTTATATTTTTAGATGTTGATTTACCTGATTCTGAAAGCATCGAAATTTTAGAGTCGATTAATAACGAGCACCCACATGCTCATGTGGTTATGTGCTCAGGCCATAATAGTTTTGAGACCGTACAAAATACTTGGGAACTTGGTGCAAAAGAATTTATAGCCAAACCTTTCAACGCGCAAAAAGTTGATGCCGTAATGAAACGTTTAGAACTTATAGATTAATTAAATTATGCAGCACATTGTTACCACCATTATTGATGACCTATCTACGGTTATATTTGGCA